GCCCCGGATTCTGCCTGGGCAACGTCGGCGCCACCATCCAAGAGGCCGCGCTCTCCCGCTTCGGGAACCTGCGCTGGCTGGGATGGTCCTGGCCCACCGACGTACCCGGGTGGGGACCCGTCGCGGTCCCGCCCACCCCACCGACCCCGCCCAACCCCGACCCAGGAGACGACATGCCCCTCAGCGACGAAGACGTCGACCGCATCGCCCGCGCCGTGTGGCGCTTCCGCGCGAACGGCGCGACCCGCGACATTCACCAGACCGTGCAGGACGCGCGCACGTTCGCGGAGTCCGCACCCAACCGCACCTGGGGATTCCGAAACCCGACCATAGAACCGAACCGGGACACCTACCAGATCCTGCGCGAGGTCGACCGGAACACCCGAGAGTGAAGGTGCACCCCGAGTACGCCAGGTGGCCGACCCTGCTCGGGGCCGTCACCCTGACCGGCGCCGGCCTCGGGCTAGACCTGGCCGAGCCGGCCTCGTCCCCGTTCGCCGCGGCCTGCCTGGCCCTGGGCGCGGTCTCCTTCGGCGCGTTCGTCTACGCCGAGGGGGCCCGGCACCGCGACTGGACCGAGGCCGAGCGAGCCGAGCGCCCCGACCGTCCTACGGGGGATGAGGACGACCGGGGCGCTCGAGGGCCACGCTAGGGGACGGATGCGACAGCCGCCCTGAGCGCGTCGTCCGCCAGTGCCGCGTAGACCTGAGTAGTCGCCGGCGACGCATGCCGTAGCGCCCTCTGAGCCCGGTAGAGGTCCCCGGTCGCCTGGTATACCGCGGTCCCGTAGTAGTGCCGGAGCTGGTGGAACCTCTCGGCCGCGCCGGCCGCCCGCAACGCCGCGCCGGCCACACCCGAGACCCGACCCGGGGCCACGTCCCAGAGCCGTCCGCCCCTCGAGGCCGCGACCCACGGCGCGAGCACCGCCGCCAGGCGAGGGTCGAGGGGGACGACGCCACGCTGGCCGCCCTTGCCCTCGACGTAGAGCCACCCCTCGACCGTGTCGACGTCCTCGCCCCGCAGGCGCGCAACCTCGCCCGCGCGTAGGCCGGCCCACCGACCGCAGGCGATCCAAGCCGCCGTACGCGGGTCCGCCGCGAGCTGCGCGGCCGCGAGCTGCGCCGCGCGGGCCGGCCGCGGCAGACCCGCGGGGACCCGCGGCACCGCGAGCGCCTCACCGTGACCGGTGTAGGCCGTCCACTGGCGCCAAGTGACCGCGTACGCGCGCCGCGTCGCCGGGGACCTCAGACCCGCCAGCCAAGCCTCGACGGCGCCCTGGTCGAGGTCCTCGACGTGGGCGGCGCCGGCGTCCCGGTAGAGCTTGCGGACGACCCCGACCCGCAGCTCTACGGTCTTCGGCCGCCGCCCGAGCGCCTCAAGATGCCGGCGCCACTCGTCGAGCACCGACGCGACGCCGCGCGCCATATCACCTGGTAGGCCGTGCTCCATAGGTTCCCCCTTGCCGCGGATGGGTGGCAGGCGTCACAGTGTGGGGGTAGCGCCCCCGGCGTGTCGAGCAACCCAAGCGACCGCCATACACCGAGAGTATGCCCCATGACTGACACCCTGACGTACGCCGATCCAACCTCCCGCACCGTCGCCGCCCTGGCCGCCGCCCGCGGCTGGGACCTGAGGACCCTGGCAGACAACGCCGGAATGCCTCGCGGCACCCTCTCGCAGAAGATGAACATGCTTCAGGGCCGCCGCCTCACCGGCGACGACATTGCGCGCCTGGCGGATACGCTCGATGTAGACCCCTTCGACCTGGCGCGCGGCGTGATCGCCGTGCGCGTGTCCGAGGACGGCCCGCTCAGGCCCCTTACCCACCGGTATGCGTCAACATGAGCGACCGCGCCCTAGCCCGCGAGCACCTGGGCGACGTCGCCGGCGGCATGCGCTACTGCTCCGGCCCCCTCGTCCCGTGCATGCGCGCCGGCATCCTCATCCGCGAGCAAGCCCGCCACCCCGAGGCCGTCCCGTGCATCGGGTGCGGCCTGCGCGTAGCGATCGCGCGATGGGTAGTCGACGCCCGCCGCGACCCCGTCACCGGCAAGCCGTTCGGGGGCCACCTGTGCACCCGCTGCGATCCGTTCATGCGACCCATCCGAGAGGCCCAGAAGTGAGCACGCTGACCGTCGTCTACGGCCACCCCGTGCCGGTAGCGACCATCGAGGCCCGCCGCGCCTACGACCCCGAGACCGGCATGCTCCACGAGTCCTACCTCTGGGACTGCGAGTGCGGCGCCCGCGGGCAAGCCGCGACGATGCACGACGCCCAAGGAGACCTCGGGCGCCACCGCGACGCGACCCACGAGCTGCCCGGCCAGGTCTCCATCGAGGAAGCCCTCGACGAGGTCGGCCGTGGGTAGCGCCCTGGCGCGCGCCGCGATCCTCGTGCACGGCCAGGACCTCGACCATGCGCCGCGCGCCCTGCTCTCGTGGATGTGCCTGGCGCCCCGCGACGACGACCCCGAGCCGGCCTACTTCGGAGGATGGGACGCCCTCGCGGTCGGCCTGGGCTACGCCGACGCCTCGACGACGGCGGCGCGCTCGAGCATCAAGCGCGCCCTCTCGGCGCTGGTGCACGCCGGCGCGGTCGAGCGCACGACGACGGCGCACGCGGGTCGGCGGCAGGCGTACCGCCTGTGGATAACCGCGCCGGCGGCCTCGGGAGAGGGGACCGGTGAGCGGACCCCAGAGGGGACCGGTGAGCGGACCCCAGAGGGGACCGGTGAGCGGACCCCAGAGGGGACCGGTGAGCGGTCCGAAAGGGGACCGGTGAGCGGACCCCCTATACCCAAGAGACCCATACAGACCCAAGGTGACGACCCACGGCGCGGCTCTGGGGGTAGGTCACTAGGGCGCCCGCGGCCTGTGGACAACCTCGACGCCTGGGGCGATGCCCAGGCCTGCGACGTGGGCCACCTGACCCGGCACGGGTGGTGCCGCTCCTGCCGCACCGCCTGGCCGGCGGTGACGGCATGAGCTGGGGAGGGCGAGGGGTCACCCGCCTACGCCAGGCCTGGGCCGCCCGCCTGCCCCTGCCGTGCTGCCAGTGCGGGCAGACCGTGCACGCCGGCGACCCCTTCGACCTCGAGCACGACCCGCCGCGGATGCTCGGTGGAACGCGCGTCGTCGGGGTCTCGCACCCGTCGTGCAACCGTGCCGCCGGCGCACGCCTGGGCAACGCCGCCCGCTCGCTCGGGAAGGTGGACCGCTCGTGGTAGCCCGCCGAATCTTTGACGGACGGGCCCCGGGGAGCCCCGGCACCTTCCCTTGTGTGTCCGATCCGGCCGAGCGGTGAGGAAATGATCTTGGAATGAGCGAGCGTCTCCTGATCCGCGCCGGCCGCCGCCGACGCGGCCCGCTCGAGTCCGCCCTCGAGCGCGCCCTGGGCGCCCTGGCCAAGGTCGAGCGTGGCGCCGGCGCCGAGCTCGCCGACGTACGCCGCGCGCTGCGCGACGCCGCCCTGGCAGTGGATCTCGCCCGCGCCGACGCGCTCGCCGGCGGCTCCCGGCACACCCTGGCCATGTGCGTGCGCACCTACACCGACCTGCGCCTGGCCGTGCTCCCCCTCGAGGTGGCTACCCGTGACCCGTTCGCCGACGCTTTCGCTGAGCTCATGCGAGCCGAGGCAGGCGACCCCCCGCAACCCTGACCGGCTCACCGACGGCGCCGCGGCTCGAGCGACCGCGCGAGCCCTGGGGCGACGAATGCCACCGTGGGCCGCCGCCGCCGTCGACGTCCTGGGCGAGCAGCTGCCCGACGCCCTCGACGAGCACGGCACCCGCGCCTACGCCTACGACCACGCCGTGATCCTCGTCCCGAGGCAGTCAGCGAAGACGACGACCGCTCTCGACCTCGCCCTCGGGCGCTGCCTCACCGCACCCCGAGAGAGGCCCTTCTACGCCGCCTACGCCGCCCAGACCGGGCATGTCACCACCGAGCGCATGGGGGACAGGTTCACCGAGGTAGGCGCGTCCCCGTTCCTGCGCGACCTGCTCAAGCCCCGGCTCTCCCAAGGGACCGAGCGCCTCACCGTCCTAACGTCCAAGTCCTACATCAAGGCCTTCCCACCCAAGGCCGGCGCGCTGCGCTCGAGCGCCCTTGACCTCGTCATAGTCGACGAGGGACAAGAGCACGACATGGACCCACTTGGGCGCCTGCTGGACCACACGATCATGGGCACCTTCACCACCCGGCCGCGGCGCCAGTTCGTCATCCTCGGGACCGCACCGGACCGCCCCGGCACCTACCTCGAGCGCTACGCCACCCTGGCCCGCGCCGGCGCGCCCGGGTTCGCGCTCATCGACTACGGCGCCACCCCCGACGAGGACCCCGGCGACCCCGCCGTCTGGCGCCGCCGCCACCCCGGCCTGGCCGCCGGCCTCACCGACGAGGCCTTTCTGCGCGCCCAGTACCAGCTCGACCCCGAGGGATTCGCACGCGAGCACCTCAACGTGTGGCCCGAGGAGGGCTCCGGCTCCGGCGCCGCAATCCCCACCGCGGCCTGGAACCGCGCCCAGGTCCCCGACGACGAGGCCGCGCACCTCGACGTGGCCCGCCCCCGGGCCGACGCGCTCGCCCTGGCCGTCGCAGTCGACGGCGCCCGCGCGGCCCTCACGGCCGGGTACAGGCTCGACGAGCACCGGGTGCTGGTGAAGGTCCTCGACGCCCAGCCCGGGACGTCCTGGGCGCTCACAGAGGCCCCAGCGCTGTCCAGGCGGCTCGGGCTACCCATCCTCGTCGACGCCTTCGGCCCCGCCGGCCCCGTCGTCGACGAGCTCCGCGCCGCCGGCGCATGGGTCGAGGTCATCACCACCGGCACCTACACCACCAGTTGCGTCGGGTTCCTCTCCGCCGTGCTCGCCGACCCCCCGACCCTCATGCACCTCGGGCAGCCCGTCCTCACCGGCGCCGCGCTCACCGCCGGCCGCCGCGTCCTGGACCGCGGAACCTGGGCATGGTCACGCCGCGGCGGGGACGTCACCGCCCTGGAATCCGCATCCATCGCCGCCCACGCCGCCCGCACCGCACCACCAGGACCCCGCGTCCGATGACCAACCCTCAACCTCAGGTCGAAACGACACGACTGTGATTCGACCGGAACGCGTGCCATGCTGACCGGGTGACGTGGGGATCACTCGCCGGTGCGGTCGATGCCGCACGCCCGCCCGCGGTCCCGCTGGCCGCGGCCGGGAGCGCCTCGACCGCACCCCGATCCACCACCCTGCCCGGCATCATCGAGGCCGCCCGCCTCGCCCACGTCACCCGCCGCCTCGCCCTGACCATCCCCGCCTTCCGCGCCGGACACGCAAAGATCACCAAGCAGCCCGGCACCTGGCCCCTCGCCACCTGGCGCGGGGACTACAAGCTCACCGACCAGCCCGCCTGGTTGCGCAACCCCGACCCGCGCCGCACCTACACCGACCTGGTCTCCGCGACCCTCGACGACGCCATCTTCTACGACCGGGCGTTCTGGCACGTCACCCGCCGCGGCGCCGACGGGTTCCCTCTGGCCTTCGAGCAGGTCAAGGCCGAAAGGGTCTCCGAGACCCCCGCCGGATGGCTCGTGGACGGCAAGCCCGCCGACCAGCTCCCCGGCCCCGGCCCCGTGATCCTCCAGGACGGCCGCATCCTAGAGTCGTTCGTCCCCATGACCTGGAACGGTCTGGGCGGCATGCGCGGCGCCGGCGCGATCGTCGTGGACCTCGCCCTAGCGCTGCTCACCGCCGCCGCCAACATGGCCAAGAGCCCGATGCCGCAGGCGGCGCTGCGACCCGAGGCCCCGACCCGCCAGCTCGACGACGACGAGATCGACAAGCTGCTCGACGAGTGGGAAGCCAAGCGCGCCGCCCGCGCCACCGCGTACCTGCAAGGCGTCACCCTCGAGACCATCGGCTGGTCAGCCAAGGACCTCCAGCTCGTCGAGGCCCGCGAGCACTCCGCCCTCGAGATCGCACGCGCCCTCGCACTCCCCGCCTCCGCCGTGGACGCCAGCAACGGCTCTAGCCTCGAGTACTCCACCACGGTGGAGAACCGCCGCGACCTCGTCGAAGCGGTCCGACTGTGGACCGCGCCCCTCGAGCAGGCACTGACCCTTCACGCCACCCCCCGCGGCATCGACGTGCGCCTCGACGTCACCAGCTACCTGCGCGACGACCCCGCTACCCGCATGGGCGTCTGGGCCGCCGGCATCGCCTCCGGCGTCCTCACCGTCGGTGAGGCCCGCGCCCAAGAGCCCCTGGCCACGGGAGGCACCAGGTGAGAATCCGCGCCACGTTGCTCAAGTTCGGGGAGGACGCCACCCCCGACTGGTTCGGCGACACCGTGGCCTTCGCCCCCGGCTCCCTGTTCACCGACGATCACCAGGCCGTAGCGCTGCTTGTCCAGCACGACGAGCGGCGCGACGCCGCCGGCTACGCGACCGCCATCTGGACCGAGGGCGACTACCTGCTCGGGGAGTTCGAGACCCTCGACACCCCCGCCGGCCGCGCCGCCGCCCTCGAGCTCGGCGCACCCGAAAAGCCCGTCCGAGCTGATGTGTCTGTGGGCGTCTACGTCGAAGAGGCCACCTTCGAAGAGCTCGACCCGCCCGAGGACCACCCGTGGCCGTGGCCCCCGCTGCGCCAGACCATCACCTCAGCAGACCTCGCTGAGGTCTCTCTCTGTTTCCGTGGGCGCATGCCCTCGGCCCGCGTCGACGAGATCGCCGACGACACCGATCAAGGAGTCCCGACCCCATGACCGACACCACCCGCGCCGGGCAGCTCCTCACGCTGTCCCAGGCACTCACCACCGACGCCGGCGACACCCGCCAGCTGCTCGCCACCCGCGCCGCCCTCGCCGCCCAGGTCGCCGGCACCACCACCCCCGAGACCCCCGTCGAGCAGGCCGCCGCCGACGACGCCGCCGCCACCTCCGAGGTCACCCCCGTCGACCTCGAGGGACTCGCCACCCGCGTCGCCACGCTGCTCGGCGCGACCAGCGCCGGCACCGGGCACCCCCTGTCCACCTACGCGACCCTGGGCGAATTCGCCCGCGCGGTCCGCAACGGCGACGACGACGCCCTGCGCGCCTTCGCCATCGCCGACCAGATCACCAGCGACAACCCCGGCGTGATCCCGCCCAACTGGCTGAGCGACGTCCAGGGCATCGTCGACCGCGGCGCCCGCGCGATCACCGCCCTGGGCGGCCCCGCACCCATCGGCGACGCCGGCATGACCGTGGACTGGCCCTACTTCGACGGAGACCTGGCCGCGATCGTCGGCGCCCAGGCCAACCAGAAGGACGAGGTGACCTCCGTCAAGGTCTCCCTCAAGAAGGGCACCACCGGCCTGGGGACCTTCGCCGGCGGCTCGGACATCGCCTGGCAGCTCATCGAGAGGTCCCAGCCCTCCTACCTCGACGCCTACCTGCGCATCCTCACCGCCGCGTACGCGATCGTCACCGACGCCGCGTTCTGCGCCGCCCTCGTCGCCGGCGGCACCGGCACCATGACCACCCCCGGCGCCCCGGACACCACCACCGCGGAGAAGTTCGCCGCCCAGGTCTTCGAGGCCTCCGTCCTCGTCGACGACGCCACCGGCAACCCCGCCTCGGCGGTCCTCGTCGCCCGGGACGTGTTCCTCAAGCTCGGCGCGCTCCCCGGCCTGTGGCCCACCCAGTACGGCACCCAGAACGCTCGAGGCACCGCCGACGCCGCGACCCTGCGCCTCGAGGTCTCCGGCCTGCCCGTGACCTACGTTCCCGGCCTCCCGGCCTCGACCGCCGTCATCAGCAACGAGCTCGCCGCCCGCTGGCACGGCACCGGCCCCATGTTCGCCTCGGCGGAGGACGTCCTCAAGCTCGGCCGCGACCAGGTCGTCTGGGGCATGGGCGCGTCCGCCCTGCACCTGCCCAAGGGGGTCGTGGTCCTCAAGGCCGCGGCCAGGTAGCCGACCGCCGACGCGGGCGGGGAGCAGGCACCACGCCTCCCACCCTCCCCGCCCGCGTCCGGCCAACCTCGAGAAAGGCGGAGATAGGCATGACCTGGGCGACGTTGGCCGACGCGCGCGAACGGTGGAGGGAGTCCTCCGCCGTCGACGACGCACGCCTGGCCGGCCTGCTCGAGCTCGCCTTCGAGAAGTGCGCCGAGAAGGTCCGCCCCGCCACCTGGGCCGACCCCGCCACCCCCGGCCCCTACCCGTCGCGCCTCGTCGAGGCCAACGTGCTGGCCGCCAAGGACACCTGGTCCGTGATGACCTCGAGCACGGGCGACGTCATCGGATTCGACGCCTACGCCCTGCGCCGCCGACCCCTCTCCGATGAGGTCCTGGCCCTGCTCGACCCGCCCCTCGGCCTCCCCAAGGTCGGGTGAGTCCGTGACCGTCACCGGCGTCCGCGCCACCATCGCAACCGCCCTGGCCGACGTCGTCCCACCCGGGACGACCGTGCGCGCCTACCCCCTCGCCCTCGACGCCGTCGAGGCACCCCTGGTCATGGTCGGCATCGTCGCCGTGGACCCGCCCGGCGTCGCCTGCCCGTCCGACGCCGTATCGCTCGAGGTCCTCGCCGTCGTCCCGACCCGCGAGCCCGGCACCGCAGACGATGACCTCGACGCCTTCTACGACCTACTGACCCCGGCGCTCGACGCCCTCCCATCCGTGACCCGAGGAACCGCCGAACGAGTCACCTACCTCGACACCTGGCCCGCCTACCGCATCCCCCTGGAGTACGTGACATGAGCGCTCAGCACTACGTCGTCAAGACCCTGTCCGTGGGTCTCAAGGTCGGCACCGCCGCCGTCGTACAGGTCGAGTGCGCCGTGCGCGGCGTCGGAATCCTCGAGTCCCACGACGAGACCTCAGGGGCCACCGCCTGCCCGGACGGCTCGTGGACCGACGTGGGCCCCAGCCGCTACCAGCTTCAGGTCGACCTGAACGCCGCCGCCAAGCTCGAGCCGACGTCGTTCTGGCGCCTGCTCTACGACAGCGAGGGCGAGCCGGCCGTGATCACCTTCGAGCCCAACCCCACGGGCGACCCCGGCCGCCTGTTCACCTGCAACGTGCCGGCCCTGCCCGGCGTCGGCGCCGTGTGGGCCGTGGGCGCGAACACTGAGCCGAGCGTGACCCTCCCGCTCTCGGGCAAGCCCGCGATCACCGACCCCGTCGCCCCGTAGGCCATGCGGGCCGCCCACGACCTCGCCGCCAGCGAGGAACAGGTGCGCGCCGCCGCCGTCGAGGTCCTCACCGGCGCGACGTCGGCAGGCGTCGCAGCGCTGCGCTCAGCTCGAGCGCCGTACCCATACCGCTACGCCGACCGCATCGCAGCGACCGCGACCGCGACCCGGCCGCGGGCAAGCAAGGGCGGGGACCGCCACACCGCCCAGGTGAAGGTCGGGGGCCGCTCGCAAGCGTTCTCAGGCGGCGCCAGCGTGTCGATGATGGTCTGGGGCGCCGAGTTCGGCGCCAAGGGCGGGGACGTCGTCCGGGTGCGCCTGTCCACCGGCCGATCCCAGACCATCGCCGCCCGCAACTTCACCCGCTACGCCCGCCGATCACAGGCACAGTGGACCGCCGTGAACGACCGCGGCCGGCGGCGCTCGAGCACCGCCGGCACCGGCGAACAGACGAGGATCACCGACGTCCGAAAGGGCGGCCTGCCCTGGTTCCCGCCGCGCCGCACCGACGGCTGGTTCCTGACCCCGGCCCTCGACGACGACGAGCCGCGCCTGTGGTCTGACACCGACGCCGCGTTCATCCGCGCGCTGGACAGGGGGTAACGGTGGCCGTACGCGACTACATCGCCAAGTACGTAGCCGACCTCACCGGATACCGGCTAGAGCCCGCGATCCGAGAGACCGAACAGCTCGAGCGCGCGACCGATTCCGCCGCGGACGAGGCCGTACGCGACTGGCGGAAGATCAGCGACGCCGCGGCCGACGCCGCCCGCAAGATCGACCGATCAACCGGCCCGGGCGGGATCGCCGGCGATATGCGCGACCTGCAAGCCGACGCCGCCGACACCGGCCGCGAGGTAGGGCAGGAGTTCGCCTCGAACCTGGGCGAGTCTCTGGCATCGGGTGACGCCTCGCGCATCGTGCAGGACTCCGCCGGAGGTCTCATCAGCTCGCTTGCGTTCGCCGGGCCCATCGGCGCCGCCGTCGCCGCCGCCGGAACCATCGGCCTCGCGTTCTGGAACAACTTCGAACAGACGACCCGGGAGCGTCGAGAGGCCGTGATCGCCACCGCCTCGACCGTGTTCCAAGGCATCCTCGACGAGGGCGCCGCGTTCGCCAAGAGGTTCGCCACCGACACCCTGCGCGACTTCCTCGACCCCGCCCAGGTCGACGAGCTCTCAGGTCGAGCCCGCAAGGCATCCGAGCGACTCGGGGACGACCTGGCCGCCGCGATCGTCGGCGGACCGGACACCATCGACGCCAAGCTGGACGAGGTACGCGACCGCCTGCGCGAGCTCGAGGACAAGCCCTCACGCCTGAACCTCGTCGAGGCTGGAGACCTCCGCGTCATAGAGGAGTACCTCTCGCGCATCAGTGAGGGCTACGGCGAGGCCAAGGGCGCCGCCGAGACCTACTACCGCTATCTGCTCTCACCCGAGGTCCGCAACGCCGTCCGCGCCGGCGCCCGCGACGCCGGCCAGATCCCCTACGCCTCGGGAGGTCGGTCCTAGTGCCCCTGTCCGCCACCGCCGTCCCCGACCCCGCGGCCGGCCTGTTCTTCGTCCTCACCGCGGCCGGCGGCACCGCCCCGTTCCGCTGGCAGGCGTTCCCCAACGGCGGGGACGTCTACACCGTGCCGGCCACGAGCACCGACCCGACCGGCCGAGTTACCTACGACGGTCTGGCCCCGTTCGGGCGGGAGGTCACCTACCGGGTGACCGACTCGACAGGAGCGACGTTCGACCTCGAGGCCAGCCTCGACGACCCGCCGAGCGCTGTCCTGTCCGACGCCGTCGACCCCAACCGGTCCGCGTTCGTGACCGTCGTCGACCAGCTCCCGAACACCTGGGCAGGCAGGTCGGTCTGGTTCGACGTCCTCGACCGCCGAGACCCGTTCGTCGCGGTCGCCCCCATGCGCTACCGAAACGGAACGATCGTCGTGCGCGTCACCGGCGGCACCGACGACCGCCGCGACCTGCTCGACCTGCTCACCCCCGGCGTGCCGCTCGTGCTGCGCTCCCCGTGTCACGAGGCCGTCGACGACGTCGTGATCCTGGTCTCCGAGGTCACCGAAGAGCTGGCCCTCGAGGCCGCCAAGGCCGGCCCCCGCCTCTGGCGCCTGACCTACCAGGCCGTGACCCGCGACATTGGCCCGTACCTGCCTGACCCGTCGTGGACCTGGGACGACCTCGTCGCAGACCCCCGTAACCCGTCGTGGACCGCCGTCGAGGCCGGCTACGCGACGTGGGACGACGTCGCCGCCGACGTTCGGGGGCCGTAGATGCCCACCGATCACCCTTCCGTCCTGGGGTCCGAGTACGGCCGCGTAGTAGCGGCGCCCTACGCCCGCGTCCGCTTCACCCTCGAGGGCCAGACCCCCGTATCAGTGGCGGTCCTCGAGGGGTCTCTGGCATGGGATGCCTCACGCTGGCCGCGGACGACCCTGCGCGTCGTCCTCCCGACCACGATCACACCGACGACCCTGCCCCCGGCCCTGTCCGCGTACGGGGGCCGCGTCACCGTCACCATCGGCCGCCGCTACCGGGGCCGCGACGAGTCCTTCCTCGCCGCTACCCTCGCCGTCGCCCAGGTCAACATCAACCGCCCAGACGGCCGCGTCGAGGTCCTCGCAACCTCGCTTGAGGCCCTCGTGAACGAGGACCGCTACGACCTGCCCGCCAACACTGACGCCGGAGACCTGCGCGACGTCGTCGCCGGCATCGTGCGCCGCACCCTCCCGACCGTGACCGTCGTCGACGAGCTGGGAGCCCTCGGGGCCACGATCGTCCCCGAGGGCGCCTACGTCCTCGAGGGCGACGTCTGGCCCGTCATCGAACGCCTCATGGACGACCACGGCGCGGAAGCCTGGTTCGACGCCGCCGGGCGCCTGGTCCTGCGCCCCGTCCCCGTCGTGAAGACGACCCCGGACCTCGTCGTGAAGGTGGGCGGGGACGGCGGCACCCTCACCGGCTACGCCTCGACCCGGCGCTGGGGACCCAACCGCGTCGCCCTGGTCTACTCCACCCCCGCCTACGAGGGCCGTACCCGGCATCAGTTCACCGACCTCACCACCGGCACCAGCTCGGGCATGGTCGGAACCAACGCCGCCAACCCGGGCGCCGCGACCCTCGTGCGCGTACACCGCCTCGACGTCGACGGGACCGACGTGGCCGACCAGTTCGCCGGCCTGCGCGCCGGCGACGGCCTGCGCCTCGTCGACGACGCCGGCGCCCTCACCAAGCCGTCCCGCGTCGTCTACGAGGTCACCGGCCCCCCGACCCTGTCCGCCTCTGTCATCACGATCCCCGTGCGCGTCGTCCGCGCGGTGAAGGCCTCGAGCTCCCCGCCCCTGTTCCCCGTCGACACCGACCTAGACGTCCTGGTCCGCATCAAGGCGCGTCGCCGCGTCGGGACTTGGGAGGACACCGTCACCACGTCCCCCACGCGCGTCACGGGCCCCTACGGCCGTCACACCTACCGCGAAGACCTCCCCGTCGAGCGAGGGGAGCTCCCCGCCCAGGACGACGCCGACGCCGCCGCCCTCGCTATGGCGCGCCGCGTCGTCGGGCGCCTGCGAGGGGTCGAGGTCCGCGCCGTACCCGCCCCGTGGATCATCCCCGGCGACACCGTCCGACTGACGATGCTCGGGGGTCTCACGGAGTCCCACGTCGTGCAAGCCGTCGAGCACCCCCTGACCGGCCTCGACGTGATGACCCTGACCACCCGAGACGCCGCCTACACCGGCGAACCCATCTAGGAGGACCCATGCCCACGACGCCCGGCGGCCTGCCCTACCCCGCAGGCGGGGACACCCCCGCCGGCCATGAACAGATCAAGGCCCTAGCCGAAGCGCTAGACCCCGTGTTCGTGCCCTATCGGCGCATCCTGGCCGACACCGCCCCGGGCGCCGTCGCTAACAACACCGTCACCTTGGTTACGGGAGGGCTGAACGCCGAAGCCGGCGACTCCGGTAACAGCCTGCTCAGCTACAGCGCGGGCATCCTGACCGCCGTCAAGGCTTGCCGCGTCACCATCTGGGGTTACGTCGTGTGGGCCGCGAACAGCACCGGCACCCGAGCGCTGGACATCAACGCGGCGGGCATCGCCTACCGGCAGACGGGCGCCGCCCAGGCCACCGGCGTTTCCGGGGTCGCTATGACGATCCCGCACGTGTCACTGAACGCCGGGCAGACGATCCAGCTCGGCGTGTACCAGAACAGCGGCGCCAGCCTGACGCCGACCGCGATCCGCATGCGCGTGATCGCGGAGCCCGCACCGTGACCGGGGGAGGACCCATGCCCGACGACGCCGACCTGATCGACCCGGACGAGCTGCTCCCCGACGACGACGACGCGGGCCAGGACCCGCCCGACGACGACGGGACCGACGATGAGTAACCGCGTTCGCGCGACCGACGACGGACTGGCGCGCATCACCGCATCGGTCGGCGCGTCGACGTTCCACGGGATCACCGTGCAAGGGCATTGCATGGGGATCGTGGCCCGGACGTGGCGCCTACCGTCCCAACCCGCCGGGTACGGGACCGCGTTCGACGGCGCCCAAGCGGTCCAGCGTGCGGGCCGGATGCGGACCGGGACTAACCCGCCCGTGGGAGCGGTCGCGTGGTGGGCGCACCGCTCATCGAACAACCGGCCCGGCCACGTTGCCACGATCAACCGCCCCGGATTCTGCCTGGGCAACGTCGGCGCCACCATCCAAGAGGCCGCGCTCTCCCGCTTCGGGAACCTGCGCTGGCTGGGATGGTCCTGGCCCACCGACGTACCCGGGTGGGGACCCGTCGCGGT